ATTAGCTGATGCCATTTGAGCTGTTAAGGCACTATCAACACCTTGTTCTTTCATTTTAGCAGCTGCTTGCTCAGCTGACATTCCATCTTCCACTAATTTATTAAAGGCTGCTTGGGCATCTGATTGACTTGAATAAGCCCCATCTGTTGCTTTTTGCATCGCTTCCATCTCTGCTTGCTTATTCAACATTTCAGCCATTTGGTCTATATTCATACCAAATGCTTTAGCCATAGCTTCCCTTTGCATAACATTCATCCCTTCAAACTCTGCAATAGTACCTACTTCTTTTCTTAACTCAGCTGCTAATGCTGCTTGATCACCTGCTAATGCTGCTGCTCTAGCACCTTCTAAATTTAACTGTTTACCAGTCATTAATTCAGCTTCCATTTCAGCTGCTATAGAACCTTCAAAATCTAATAAACTATTTTGTACACCTTCTAAATCTTGTGCTGATAGACCTAATAATTTAGATTGATATACTTGTTTTGCCATTTCTTCAGCACTTCCCTTAGCACTAAGACGTTGTGATGCTGATAGCTTTCCAATTCCTTCTTGTATTTCTTTTTGATTAATCCCCAAACCATTTTGTTGATTCATCTCTGTAGTAACGGATTCAACCGCACTAAGTTGTTCCATCATAGAACCCTTACCCCTAATTGCATTTTTAGCAAAGAAGGCCATAGATTCAGCTGATAAACCTAATTTTTCTTCAATTTGAGCAAATTGTACAGCCATTTCTGCTGGAAACTCTACACTGGTTCCCATTAATGCATTTAATGATTGTTGGGACTTTACAATATCATTAGTAGATATTAATGTATCACCAGAGGCTGCTGCTTGTTCATTAGCTAAAGCTACTTGTTTTCTTCCTTCTGCTGCCGATATTCCTTGTGATTTAGCTATTTCTCCAGCTGCACCATCTATAGCTTTAAAGGCTTTAACTAATTGTTTTAGAATTGCTAAACCGATAGCTAAAGGTCCAAAGGATTTAGCAAGATTTTTACCTATTTCTTTAGTTAAGTTAGCTGTTGCATTAAATGGTTTACCACTAGCTGCTGCTTCTTTAGCTAATTTTCTAGTAGATGCTAAGGCATCATCTAGACCCATAGCTTTTCCTAAAGAGCCCATTCCAATTGCTTTTAACCCTCCACTTACAGCTTCAGTTGCAACCCCTACTGAACCCATTTGTTCATCAACTTTCTTAGAAGCCTCTAACATTTTATCTTGGGTGTCTACAAGACCATCTAATAAACCATCTGCATTTAATATACCTTGACCTATATTATCTAATATTATTTGTTCTTTTTCAGATAATCCTAGTGATGCTTTTTTCTGTTCTAATAAATTCTTGGATATTTCTAGGTTTCCTCTTTCTATTTTGGCTTTTTGTATTAATTTAGCAATGTCTTCAGTAGAACCATTAACTAAATCACTTTGTATATCAACCATACTTTTTGATATACTCATTAAATTAGTAGCAGATTTAACAGCTAATTTTGCCCCCAACTTATAATTTGTCATTTCATCAACTGAAGCTGAAATTGCCCCAAATAATTCTTCAGTCTCGGCTGTTAAATCTCTAGTTGCGTCAGCTGCAGCTTTAATTGCTTCTTTCTCTGATTCTCTTGCTTTTGCTGATTTTTCAGCTGAGGCTGCTGCTTCTTTTTGATCTGCCTTAATTGCTCTCAATTCAGCGGCAATAGCAGTAAAATCCTGTAGTGTAGATGTAGTATCAGGCATTGGAAATTTAATACCCTTTCCCATTTCCTTATAAGCTGCATTTATCTGGTCAACCAGTTTTTTTGCTTCTTGAAGATCTTTTTTATTTAAGCCTGCCATTAGCTAGATTTTATTATAAATATCGGAAGGCATCATTTTCTAGATGCCTTCTTCATATAATTACGGGGAGAAATAGGTGATCGTGGAACCGCTTTAGTAGGGTTATTCAGATTTATATTTGTTCCTGTTTTACTTTTATCAATTGCCTTTTTATGTGCATCTGATTCCTTTTCTTTATACTCTGCTATTTGCTGGTAAGTAAATTTTCTTAACCAAATTGGCATGTTAAATACTGTATGCCAATCATACCCACCATTTCCATGAAAAACTATATCATGGATCATTTTAAACATTGACTGTCTATAGCTTAGAGTCAGGCCAAAAAAAGTTGACGGTCATAGGTAAGGATACTTCCTCAACTATGCCGCCACTACTCTCAAAATTAAATTTCATATCAACGTCGGGTTGAAATGATTTTATGTACTCTCTTAATGCTCTAGAATCTCTTGCTAAAAAATAATTATCAACGAAATTTCTAATATCTTTATTTTCAGTTTTACCATCTACAGATAATATCATATATTTTAATCTAGTAGATAATTCAGGATTTACTAATTTATTAATTTTTTGCAATCCTTTTATTTCAGATTTAACCTTTTTATCATCTTTACCTGATAATAATTTAAATTCAATAACTGTTTTACTAGCAGGGCATGTAAATTCAAACTTATTCACACCTGGTTCTTTCATTGCATCTTCATTTAAATATGTTGATTCTAATGTAGATAAGTCTATAGTAATTTCTTCACCTTCATATTTAAAAGTATAATCAGAACCATATCCTAAAACTCTAGATGCTATCATAATAGCATTTTTATCACCTACAATTAATTCTTCATAATCTACTTTAGAAACTATTAAGGCTTTCATTAATCTATCTAATACAGTTCCGTCTTTAATGTAATTTTGGTTAGTTAAAATATCTTCTTCCTTAGCGGTCATATATTTCATTTCAATTTTTCCACTTCTAAGTGGGCTTCCTTCGGGATATATTAATCCTCTTGAAGGTAATTCTACAGTTTCTGTAGGGAATTTAAATTCTTCGTTCATATCTTTTATTTTGTTATAACTTGATTTCATGTATACATATTCAATATAAAAAAAAGCTTGACCGAAGCCAAGCTATTCTTTAAAATATGTAATTTTCTTTTTAGAAATTTAACACGCAGTAATCCATTCCAATTGTCATGTCGATAGTATTTGCTGTTCCATCATCATCCCAATTCATATCACTAAATGAAGCATCTTTAATAAACGCACCTTTTATGATCCATTCAGATACTACATCACCTACTGGTCCTAATACATTAATAGTTAGATCTTTTTTATAGAAATCACTATATCCATCTCTACCAGTTACTGATTCATGGTGTAATCTTGTCCATTCCATCACTGCTTGCGCTCCTGAAGGAGTTATTGGATCAAATAATTGCATTGTTAGATCATTCCATCTTAATTTTCCTTTTACTTTTCTATAAGTATTTATGTGATTAAGTACGATTTCATCTTGTGCAAAACCCATTCCACTAACACCCTTAATGATGTAAGCTGGGATTCCATCTACGTACATAATAAATCTGTTAGCAACTTTTGGTTCAAAGGCTGTGAAAAATATTTCGTTTGGGTTTAATACTGCCATTTTATTTTTGTTTTATTTTTGTTTTATTATAAATATTATATCTTTCAATTCTTATGATGGGAAAGTTGCTCCAGTTGGAAGAATATTGAAATCTAGGTAAATAAATTCAGCTGTTTTAGTTGGCTGTAAATAAATTGCTCCTACCATTTGATTTCTATCTACTACATCTGGTCCATTATTTGAAGCATCCATTACAACTTTAAACGCGTATAAACCTTGTCTTTGTTGTACTGATTCTAAATATGGATTAACTTGTCCTAAGAAATTGTTTCTTGTTGCTGCTGTATTTTGTTCAAATACTAAATTATCAGCAATTTGTGAAATGAAAGATTTAAGTTCAATTAATAGTCTTCTAACATTTACTCTATCTAAAGCTGATGCTTGTGATTGTAATGTTTTCTGACCAAATACTACAACTCCTCTTCCAGGGAACGTAGCTATTGGATTAACTTTTCCTGTATATAGATCATCTCTATTAGTTTGAGTTAATTTTCTTTCCGCCTGAGTTACCGTACCTAAACCGCCTCTATTGATTCCGGCAGGTGCGAACCAAGCTTCAGCTGACTTGTCATTATACGCATACACACCAGGTAATAACGCTGATGGTACTGCCCATACTAACTGTCTTGAATCTGGATCTGCTAATTGTAACCATGGCCAATAACTTGCAACATATGAATTGTCAACTGACGCTGCAGTTCCTGTAGTTGCTGTAATTGTTGAACCATAATTTTCTAAATCCATTAATGCAATTGCATCTCCTCTATTTTGAGTATTTGAAATCATTGTATTTAATGGAGTAGCATGATTAGCATTTGAATAAACTAATCCTGGTGCTGTTATGATATTATATCTAAAATCATCTCTGTTAGCTAATAGGTTAAAAGCTGTTGTATAAAATCCAATTCCTGCTCCCATTTCTGAAGCTCCCATACCTTGAGAATCTGTATTATTAATATCTTGGTAGTAATTAATACCTGCTCTAGCACCTACTAATTCACCAGTTGCACTTTGCATTGATCCACTTTGTGCACGTGGAATTGAAGATGTAAATTCTGATTTTGCAGCTCCATTATTATCAAAATAATCTGGAGTTTTTAAATCTACTGATTTTACTCTTACATATCTTGAAGCATTTGGATAAGATCCTGTTACTTGTAAATAAGGGTCAACTGTTGAAGCTCCTAATAATGTTTTTGTTTGATCACCAACAATTCTAGCTATATAGTTAGATTGTTTTGGATCTAATGATACATTAGGAAATATTTCTAGTATTGACTTAGCTTTTGCTGTGTCATTACCTTGTCTAATTATTAAACTAAATACACCTGATCCTGTATTAGGTGCTTGAATTTCCCATCTTATATTTCGTGCTGATCCACTATCTAATGTTCCATTTGAACCTGTTGGACCTACACTATTCATTATAGCACCATCTGTTAGTGTTTCTAATGTAAAAGCGTTTGAATCTATTATATTTGCATCAACTAATGTTAATACTAGATCTGCTGTTGGAGAACCGATTGTAGCTGCTGCTACTGTTATAGTATTATCTACTGCATATCCTGATCCTTGAACTGCTACTGTTATAGCTGTTGGTTCAACTAATAAATCACCTGCTACTAATGTAATTGCAGCTGCTGATGATCCAGTACCTAATGCTGCTGCCGCTATAGCTAATACATCAGCTGCTGCATATCCTAATCCTACTGTTGTTACTGTTATGCTTGAAATTGTATTTCCTGCTACAACAACTGTTGCTACTGCACCTGCTCCTGACCCACCTGTTAATGATACATTTGTATATGTAGCATTTGTACCATTTGTTGGGTTTGTAGTAATTGAAGCTAATAAAGCATCTGCTGTAGTTAATAATTTACCAGGTGTTGTTGCTGTTGTTACATTTAATGTTAAACCTGTTCCTCCTGCTGGGGAAGCTACAGTTGCTACTGCTGAAAAAGTATTAGCTGTTCCACCTGTACCACCAGATGTTAATGATCCTAATAAATTACCTCCTGCTTCTGGAATACCACTTTCTACCTCACTAAACACTGTTGT